TTGGGCCTGCCTCGCCTGCATTGCTGGGGCGAGTTGATCCAACATCTTTTGCGCAGCCTCCTGTGGCAGATTCAGCTCTTTGGCGACTTCCGAGTACTTGGCTAGTACTTGCGGATCGAACTCAGCACCTTCAGTAGGCTTGAACTCGTATCGCTCCGGTGCGCCCTGAGGCTTTGCCGGTTGGTTATCGCTAGCTTGCTTCGCTGGATCGGTGGCTACCTTGCCACTTTCACCTTTCGTGCCTTCGGCAGACTGCTGCTTCGTATCTACAACCGGAGCCTTCCCAGCAGCTTGCTGCTGAGTTTGCGCAGGTTGTTGCTGTGTTGCGGCCTGACCTTCAGTTGGAGTTGCGGTCTGGCCCGTCAACAGTGCTTCTGTCATATGCGTGTTCCTTGACCATCACGGGATACAGTTCTGGGCATAGCGAGTGGATCATTGCCAGCGTGCGATTTCCGAAGTTCCGATTGCCCTCCGCGAATGCCATCTGCATCGCATTGGTGTTGAAACTCAGCCTGAACACGCCAGAGTCATCCAGAAGCCGCCACACAATGCGGCGGCCCCGCTTGCTGCCCATGAGCCATTTGAGATCCGCTTCCTCGTCGAGTTGGACCGAGCGCGCTTTGATCTGCTTGTCTTCGCGTGCTCGATCCTGCGATTTTGGATCATGCGGGTCGTAACTGCTCACAATAGAAACCTACAAACGCAACGAAATACTACGGATACCTTATAGAGCAGCCCTAGTCTTTCCTACCATGTAAATAATAACTAAAACTCCACCATTGAGAGTATTTGGCACGTTTTGAAGCACACAACCCATAAATGGAGTTGCGTTAGTAATGTGTGCGCTGGTGACAGCCGCCGTCAGATTTGCGTTTGTACCATAGTGATTCGCAGCAACGGCACCTCCCATACTTGCTCCGTCAGGATATGCAAGAATAACCACATTTGGAGTGCCAACAACAGTATCTCCATTTATTTTCGATATTCCCGTCATATACCAAGATACAATTCCATACGGAGTTGTATCAACGGGAACCATGGTGTCAATAATATTAGTACCGTCTGATACGCCAGTCAAAACCCATCGATATACAATATGATTATCGTATCTAGAAATAGTTGGAGCAATAACAGCCATATTAGTATTCCTTTTGCGTTATTAGAGTTCTACTGGTGAAGGTGAGTTGTACCCGCTGAACATGTTCATCACATCCGACAGAGCATTCTTGCCAGTTGTCGGAGCAGCAGCCAAATCCTTGGCAGTTGCAGCCTGATCTCGCATAGCCAAGGTCTGCTCCTTTGCAGCCTGAGCTTGGTAGCGAGCATTCCGCAACTCGGCGACCTTGTCGTCCGGGATGATCAAGTTCGGGTCGATGCCTAGCACATCGCTGTAGTTGTCTGCCCAATAGTCCACATTGAGCTTGTCCAAGACCTCGGGCTTCATCTGCGCGATGGTGTTCAGGCCGACAACGAATCGATCAATCGAGTTGCTGCCGATAGCGCGCTGCGCCTGCGCCAGCATGGACACATACTCTGGCTTGATCATGATCCCCTGAAGCTCAGGAGGAGCAGGAGGAATAAGTCCAGCTTGCAGCATGTAGTTGAACGTCAGATCGATCAACGGATCCAGCAACTCGTTGTGCAGACGCTCCAGCACCGGGCCGAGCATCAGTAGCTTTTCCTCGTGGCGCTCGGCGACTTCGGTAGCCGTCATGCGCGTATCCGTCGCATTGGCCAGCATCAAGAAAAGGTCCGCGTAGAAAGCTCCGCGAATGCGTTCCTGATCCTGCGCGATGTCCGCAGCAAGGTGATCGATACGCAGGTTGACCTCAAACGTGGTCTTGATGCCGCCAGTTGGCGATGCTGCGTCCGTGTACGAGATCCCTCCTGGGAGTGTCTCGATATCACGGTTCTTCATGCTGCTAGGAACTTGCAGCGGCGGCTTCGTCTGGTAGTCGATGGCCTGAGCTTTGCGCAGTTGCTTGTGCTGAAGACCCTTGATGTCGCCCAGGGCTTCCATGCCTGGAGAGTGACCGTAGATGTCTCCGCCAGCCGTAGCCCAACGAGGAACCAGCGCAGGGAACTGATTATAGCCAGACTCGCGCAGGTACGTCTCGGGATCGCTTCCGACCTCAAAGTAGCAGGACCGCCAAGGCATATTCTTGGAGTCCTTCTTGGTCACATCGCGATCAGCGCGAGGCTCAATAGCGTGGATAATCCGAATCCACGTATCCAAGGTACCACGGTCGTACAGGTTCTTGGTCTGGTTGGAGCAGTTCTCGTAGCCAAACTCCTTCACTAGCTCGCCTACGGTCTTTTCAAACTCGCGGTAGAGCGTGCAGACCCTGCCCTGGTAATCCTGGGCAATGCAGTACTCACCCAAAGTGAGTGGATAGTGATGAATAACGTTGTCGAAATCAGGCAGAACAATAGATACTGCTGTTCCGAATGCGCCAAGCTCCTCATAGATTTGATGGAGAGCACGGTAGGTGTTGCTGCGAGCAAACACCGTCAACATGCGCTTGGTCACATCATCCAGCCACACCTTGACTGGGTGGTACTTGTTGAGTTCTGGATCCTGGGTGGCCAGTCGGAACCATGGACGAGCAGGTGACGTGGCACCAGCCATCATGCCTGCTCCGAGAGTGCGCAGAGCCTTGGTGCCGGTGCTGTCGTAAATCGAGTTGTGACGACGCCACCCCTTGTCGCGATCTTGGACGAAATACCGTCCGTTTCGCGGCAGCAAGTACGTGGTGATCTCCTGCCAGTGTGCCCACCAAGTGGCGCGTTCCGTCTTCAGCTGACCCCACCGCGTGAACAGCTTGTCACGCTTGTAGGAATCCTTGTGCGAACTGGCATCACTTGGGTAGGTGCTCATGGCTACTCTCCGAGCAGGGTGCTCTTGCCAAGCTCTAGGGCACTAGTGTCCACTCCAGAGGTTCCCGTGAGCATCGTGCTGGCCACCCCACGCTTGGAGGAATCCATGGCTCCCTTCATGATCGATGTGATATCGGGAGTTGCCTGATTCGCCCGATTGATTGCCATGTCGGACGCTCGCTGCTGCGATGCCGTCTGAGCCTTGGCATACTCCTGGGCTCGCTCTTGGCGATCTAGAGCTTCCCTCTGCGCCTTTTCAGCCTTCTTGCCTGCTGCTTGTCCAGCACCAAGCATTCCTGCTACTGCGATTGCTGCGGATACTCCCATCTCAAATCTCCTTGCTATAGATGATGTCTTGGGTCATGTACCCGCGACGAGACAGCAGGTAGTCCAAAGCCGTTCCCTGCTTCGCGTGCCATAGGACCAGCTTGACCCCTCGCGACTTTGCCTTCTCTTCGGTCTCGCTCATCAGACGCATCCCGATAGAAGAGTTGCGATATTGCTTGGATACGAAGAGCAAATCATTCCTCAGAACCATCAGGTGCTTGTAGTGAGGATGATTGGTTACCACATTGATGCTGTAGCCAACCAACTCACCATTGTCGTACGCTGCTAGAGACAGCAAGACTCCGGCATCGCACATCTTCTGGTACTGCTCCCAATCCGGGTTGAGCACCATCAGATGCTTGTTCAGGGCGACTTCGTCCCAGTGCTCGCGCAGCAACTTGTCGGAGATGCCGAACAAGTCCTCTACTCGGGGCACTTCCCTGATGTCTACCATTACTAGTACCCGAAGACTATTTGCGCCATAACTGATACGGATACCACAATCACGGCTGGTACCGCAGCTTGAAAATGTTGTGTACGTTCTCGATCAGGACAACGACGTTGTCCACCACATCTGGATGGCAATGCCGCCAGCCACCCATGTGGAACCCATGCGGCCCACTGACCAACTCGGACAGCGTGCAGAGCTTGGCATTCTTGAATGCTCTATCCCAAATGATCGCAAGCCCTTCGCAAACCATCCATTCCTCAAACAACCTAGCCAGCAGCACTTCCTGGTGCATAGGCATCGAGTCGCTGTGACCCCAAATGACATGCACCGTCTTCTTCCTAGTCTTGACGGTTTTGATCCAAACTAGCGCAGATTCACTCTTTTTGGATCGAGTCATATGGGTCATACTCTCGGCTCCTATTCTTTCCAAAGAACGCTTGCGATACAAGAGATCGCTTTGGCGTATCGATCAGAGCTAGGCAGTAGGCACTCCCATAGTCGGGCGAGCGTCCGATCTTATCGTATATCTCTTCGCGACTCGCCACGCTGATCGTTTGCCCAATCGGCTTCCATGTCGGGGCGCACAGGTCCGCCAGCAGCCTCTGGCTAGGAGGCAACGCGATGCCAGTATTGCTCGACGGGTCCAAAGCCTCGCGCATCTGCCACCATAACTGCGACCGCAGATTCTTGAACCGAAGGCGACCAGACTTGTCCGTGACCGTAGCAGATTCTGCTACATTCACGCCTACCACCTGCTGCCTGGACTGATTCAAAAAGTCATATGGAGATGATCCAACTCCGATAACGTCGATATGAATCACTGCTTGGTCGCGAAGCGTAGCAATCGTGAGACCTGCTACAGTCGGCCCATCAGGAGTCTGCGTCCCTGGGTACGCAATCGGCTCGTCAAACCACATCCCGTGCCTGCGCGCCAGGATGGTCTGGTCCTTCCCGCCTCGGGCAACGTCCACCCCAAGCGAATCCATCGGCGGCAACGGGTCCAGCTTCTTCCACCGAGCCTGCGCAGCCTTCACCCAAGCAGTCGGAATCACCTGCCACGGGTCATCCTCCATGCCAGCTTCAAAGTCCCCGTGCAGCATCTGGCTACGCAATGGTTCCGGCAAACTCTGCAACTGCGCCATATACCCAGTTCCCATCAAGTACGGGTTATCCGATACCCGACTCGGAACAAACGTCCGCGACAGCGGCGTAATCAACTCGCCATTGTGGTAAAACGGCTCCTTGCCAGCTACCTCGACATCCTTTCCATCAATAGTAGCGAACCAGCGAAGCTCACTAAACTTTGCTGGATTAGGGTGAGCCTTATCAAGCCAAGGGGCGAAAAATTGAATAACCCACCGACCTTCAACTGTAGTAGGTGGATTGAATGTCAACAGAGCCCGGCACCTTTGATTCCTGTCGGTTGACCGTAGCCAACCCAGAAGAAACCTAACAGCTTCCTGCCGCATATTGCTAGCTTCGTCGAAGATAAGCAAATCATGCGGCCTGCCCTGGTACTTCCTCTCCTCCTCAGGCGCAGGAAAGCTGCCGAACTCAATTTGTATAGGAACCCCGTCTGGACGCTTGGTTCTCCAGATTCTTTCTGTGCCGTTATAGCCGTCTCTTGTTTTTAGTATTTCAGCAATGCGGTCAATCACGCCGGTAAGCTCGGTGCCGTGTTGACGAAAGATCCCGATTTTTTGATGTTTTGTGAGACTGAGGCCGACTGCAAGGTCGGTCTTGCCCCCACCGGCGGCCCCCCCGTACCCCGTGATCACTGCCTCAGATTCGTAGGCCGAAGCCTGCGGACCCGGCAACGGACGCCAGACGACTCGGTCGTGCGAGAGCAGGCGGTCGAGTTCCTCGCGCTCGGCGTCAGTCATGCGGGCGAGGGTGTTCGCGTCCAGCCTCATAGGTCCATCGGATGCAGGGCGTCCTGCGGCACGGCGTAGACCGGCGGGCGACCCTGGCCACTCGGGTCTGTCAGCCACTGCTCACGCTTGGCGTCGCGGGCATCGATCCACCCGCAGATGCGGTACCGAGGCGACACTCCGACCACCAGCACGTAGCGCTCGCCATCGACGGCGTCGCGAGGCACGAGCAGCCGGGCGTCCATCCGCTGCGAGGTCTTCACCTGGAGGCCGGGAAGGTCGGCTGCTGCCCACGTGTCCACCGACCCCGACCAGTACCGCCCCAGGGCACGAGCGACCGCCAGTTCGCCGCACGCGCCCTCGCAGTGCTGGTCCCAGCCGGGGC